CTCGCCGTTGAGCAGCTTATCCAGTTCGTCCGCGTCGAAGCCCAAAAGCGACAGATCGAAATCGGCCTGCTGCAGATCGGCCAGTTCCAGTGGCAGCAAGTCATAATCCCATTCAGCGATCTCGCCGGTTTTATTATCGGCAATGCGATAAGCCTTGACCTGTTCCGGCGTCAGCCCTTTTGCGATATGGACCGGGACGGTATCCAGTCCCAGATGTTTGGCGGCGAGAAGCCGGGTGTGCCCGCAGATGATGACGTGGTTTTCATCGACGACGATGGGCGCGCGCCAGCCGAATTCTTTAATCGATGCGGCCACGGCCTCGATTGCGTTTTCGTTTATGCGCGGGTTGCGTTCGTAAGGAATTACGTCCGCGATTTTCATTTGGATAATTTCCATAGGAGGACTCCTTTTTGGGGAAAATTGACAAAAAAACACCGCCCCAAAAGCGGTGTAATATGGATTTTTAATGATTTTGTAAGTAATTGGTAGTTAGTGAATAGTATTTTTTTATCAGGCGCAAGCAAGTCTGCTTATTAGCTTCACCCCTTCCGTTGCCCTTTAGAGGGCTATTTCTAGGGGGGAACCGTCAAAACCTCCTGCTTTTGCGCTCCTATCCCCCACGACGCCCACAGACGCGCAGAAACGCCCCTGTGGCGCACATTAAGGCCGAATTACGGTATTATTACCCTTTCGCCGCTTCATGCGCTTTCCACGCGTGCGTGGCGTTATTCGATCCACTCCCATGTTCTCCTGCGCTTTTTTGCGATCACCTGATTCACTCTCCGGGTACTTACCCCGGCTATACTGGCAATCTCGGCGGTATCCGCGCCTGATTTGGCCAGTGTGATGATCAACTCGCGCTTTTGTTTGGCGTCATTTTTACCGGGGACATAAAGATTTCCGGTATAATACTCTCTTACCTGCTCCAACAGTTCCGGCGGCAGGACGTCTTTGGCGTTGGCGTAGTTTTTGTTTTTCATTGCGTCTCCTTGGGTTGGGGGTTGACGTTGGTATGTAAAGCTCTCATTTGGCTACATAGCCAGTCGGATTTGCGGTATTCATAGCGCTTCTTTCAAAAGCTGCTTGGCTTTGTGCACTTCAGCGGCTGTTTTTTTCACCAGCATCACCGCCTCGTCGATCTGGTGTATTTCTTTTGCCCCATGGTTTCTGCAAAGCTCTCCTGTTTGAGTGTTGATTGCCAAATGGTACCAGCCTATTGGCGCATTTGTTTCAGAAAGCTTTAACAAGACCATGTTGATATATTTGTCCGTCGACTCATTCCATTTCACTAAAACTTTCCACATCCTGACTTCTCCTGTTTTTATAATTTTGAAATTTCGTTTTCATTCGTATATTCGCGCGGTGTCCCCTTCTTATCACAGGGGGTAAATTACGGGGGCGTCTCAAACGCCCCGTATTTATCCCCCTGTTAAGGGGGGATAGATGTTGCTCAGTTTCCAGCATAGTTTCCACTTAATTTCATCATAAGAGGCTTATTTTTAGAGAATTGCATCCGAATCACAAGTGGAAACTGCGACACTTTTTTTGCCTTGTCGCGCCATTTGTCGCACAGTTCAGTTTCCAAACCCCGATTTTGAGGCTAAAAAGTGGAAACTGGATGGAAACTGAAAGGGGTAATTTTGTAAACTGGCCTGTTCCAGTTTACACGTCAGTTTCCACCTAAAATGCATGGAAATTTCTTTTTAATTTGTTGACATATTGCCGTGAAGCTCCAGTCATTCCAGCGATTTCAGTCGACGATAAATCCGGATTATTGGCTAATAAAGCCGCCACCCAGAGACCTTTTTCGCCATCTGCACCGGAGCGATTTTTGACGTACTGCATCGTCGATCCGGTCCTGATTTTGACGCATAGTCCACGATCCATGGCCAATGCCAGCATGTCCTTTGCCCGGCGTTCCGGTATATCGTATCGCTGTAACGCTTCGTAAACTACCGATCGCTCAGAGCACGGATCGTAGGTGGCCAGGCAGTTATCGACGAATACATCAAGACTGGGAGCCTTGTTATCAGCCGTCGTGTTTTTTCCGGGAATGAGGAGTTTGCTGACATCGACATTCTGTACTGGAATAAACAGCGGCCATTTCCATTGGAGCGACACCGGCTCAATCGGCGCCCAACTGCGAATGGCAGAATCCATGACGAAAATTCCTTCAAACTCATGCGGCCTGATAATCAGATGGGTATCGACCGCGCGGGACTGCGCCCCGGCTCCGGAACCGACGTCCGTTACGCTTTTCAAAGCCTGACTGCCCTTGCTGGAGTGATGGATCAGCACGAAACCGCAGTTCAAACACTCCGCATAATGATCGATGCGGTTGTATATATCCGCGATGGCGGCGTTGTCGTTTTCATCAACGCCGCCCGGCAGTGTGCGGTAAAAGGCGTCGAGTATGGCGATCTGGTATTTGTCAGACGGCAGCGTCCGGAAGACATCACCAAGCGAATTGATGTTTTTAAGCTTGCCGCGCATGGACATTATGTCGATATTGTGGCTGTACAACCGTGAATCTATCTTTAACGCTTCGCCGATTTTCTGATAGCGGTCTGTCAGCGTGTTTTCGAATAATTCATTATCCAGATGTAGAACGCAGCCCTGTTCGACCGGGAAGCCTAACCAGTCGATGCCGGAAGCGACGGAGATGGCCAGATGCATGGCGAACCAGCTTTTTCCGACCTTAGGACTGGCGATGATATTCATGGTTTCGCCTTTCCGCAGCAGGCCGTGAACAACCGGTTTGTTCAAGCCGGAAAATGATTCAAGCATCAGGTTAAGCGGCCTGATTATCCCGGTGTCGGCTGTTTGGATGATAGTTTTTTCCGTGGACGTTGTCTCTGTTTCGTGCGTTTTACAGCCAAGGGATATTAACAACTTCGACAGATCCACCTCGGGCAGTTTTTCAGGCTGATTGAGGACATTACCTTTGAGCTCCCGCAGGGCGTGCCAGTCGTTGTTTATGCAGCCGTTGTGATGACATGTGAAGCCAATCGCGCCGTTCGCCTGCTGGGTGATTACCGCGCTGCGGTTATCATGGGCTTCGTTGAACGGGCAGACCGGAAACACCCATTTGCGGCCATCTTTCCAGTCAATCGGGCCTTCCGCTTCCGGGCAGTGTTCCGCGATCCAGGCATCGATGTAAAAAGCCGTATCACTTGGGATTCTCTCCTGAACTGATGGCTGTACGGTTCCGGCCAGAGCCAGGAGTTTTTCAATTGGGACGATTTCAGGCGAATCCGGTGCCGAGATGATCTTAGCCATCCGGTAAACACGGTCATCGATTTCATCGCCTTTGCAGTTCATCGTTCCGGGTAGACGCCAGATACGCGCCGGATTGAATACTGCTTGGTCGATGGAAACCTTATCATCTCCCATTGGAGCCAGTGCCTGCAAGCAGGCTTTGACAAGGCCATCGTCATTTGCGGGCAGGTCAATACGGTACATCAACTGCGCGCCGTTGCCTGAATCCAGTATGATCGGTTCCGGCCAGTTGTGGGATTTCAGCTTTTCACTTACCTCGATCGCCTTGTAAAGCGCCGCATCGTGTTCGGCATCTGAAGCCGAGATGCCGGACGGACGCTTCGGATCGCAGTCAATAAGGAGCCAACGGCGGCAGAGAATATCCGCGTCGGTAGTGGACGTTTCCCGTTTGCCCGCCTGAAGGCGGTTCGCCGAGCGCGCCAGAAGCGCTGGATTGATCGGATTCGGGGTGAAATACACCCCGCGCGCCTCTATCCTTGCCAGTTCGCTTGCAACCTTTGGAATATTCTCATAGGTAAAATAGCCCGATTCGATATGCTCATATCTTGCGCCGGGCGCAGTCGCATACAGGCATCTTACCTCGAAAACATCTCCGGGAGAAAAAACGAGGTTGAGAAATTCAATTATTTGATCTTGTTTCATGATTCTCTTATGATTGATAATTTAAAAAAAGCGGTCGATTTTCCGTGTATCTTAAACTTTAACTTTGAATTACACGAAATTCTGACTTGATTTATTGTCTTTGTCGTGTATCTTAAACTTACAATTTAAATCACACGGAGTTTTTCTATGTATATTAACCGAGCGATAAAGGATGCCTTTCTTAAAAGCAGCGGTTTCTTCCCGGTAATACTAATAACCGGTCCGCGTCAGGTCGGCAAAACCACTTTTTTACAGCACGCCGCAGAACCTGAGCGTAAATATGTCAGCCTGGACAACCATGCGTTCCTGTCTCTGGCAAGAAATGACCCTGAAAGCTTCCTTGACCGTTTTTCTCCGCCGGTTCTTATTGATGAGATCCAATATGCTCCAGAACTCCTGCCGTATATAAAGCTTGCCGTCGATCAGGCAAGATACCATAACCTGAACAGCAATCTTCCCAGTCCCGGCGGTATGTTCTGGCTTACCGGGTCCCAGCAGTTTGAACTTATGCGCGGCATTACCGAATCACTGGCCGGTCGAGTCGGCATATTGAATATCCAGGGGTTTTCCCAATGCGAACTGGAGAAACGCCAGAATATTCCTTTCCTGCCGAATAGTGAACTGAATGAAACGGAAACGGACAAAACCGTTCTTGATTATTTCCAAAGCATCTGGCTCGGGTCGTTCCCCCAACTGCTGACGGCGCCTGATAAAGAAAGCTATTGGAATGAATTTTACAGTTCCTATATCCAAACTTATCTCGAACGCGACGTCAGGGATATACTGCAGATTACCAATCTTGAAACCTTTTATAATTTCCTGCGCGCGGTAACCGCCCGTACCGGACAGTTGCTGAATTATTCGAACCTTGCCAGAAGCGTTGATATTTCAGTGCCGACGGCCAAGAAATGGGTCAATATTTTACGCACTTCCGGGCTCGTATATTTGCTGGAGCCGTACCATAACAACCAGCTGAAACGAATGGTGAAAACTCCGAAACTTTATGTCCTCGATACCGGGCTGTGCGCATATCTCGGCAACTGGAATTCACCGGAAGCGCTGGAAAGTGGAGCCATTTCCGGTGAAATCTTTGAAAGCTGGTGCTTTTCTGAAATACTGAAAAGCTATTTTAATGCCGGGAAACGGCCCGTTTTTTCATTTTATCGGGATAACGACCAGCGTGAAATCGATTTAATCATAGAGGAAAATGGTATTCTTTATCCTGTTGAGTTCAAAAAAGCGGCAAGCCCCAAAAAAGACTCTATAAGGCATTTTAAAGCTCTTGAAAGAACCAATATGCAAATCGGTCCGGGAGCGGTAATCTGTACCAGCAAGATTCAATTGCCGCTAACAAAAAACTGCCAAACTATCCCCGCGGCGTTTGTTTAGGCGGAATTTAAACTCATTTTCATATTGGCGGCTTTTTTCAGCTTTGAATTTTTCAGAGCCCATTGCGACCAGTCTCTTATTTCCTGTTTCAGTCCATCAAGATCAACAGCAATCTGCGGGTTGATTTTGCCGTCAAAAATACGAATCATGCCTGAAATCTCCATGGTTTCGACATCAGCCTCAATCACCAGTACCGTTGCCGGGGCAAGGTGGGTCAGGCGGTTGAAAAAGATGCGCTGCCCTTTTGGGATGTTGTCGTGTTCCTTGAACTCAAGGATCAGGAAATTACCTTCAACTTCAACCGCCGCGTCAATATCGCTGAACGCTATCCTGCCCGGAAGGCAGTCGGCGAATATTTCTATTTTCGGGCGTTTTTTCTTATTGAAACATCCCTGTCTTTCACAATCCCAATGCATCGGGTTATATCCGTTTTCAGCCATAATAAACTACTCCTGTATTGTTAAATGATTTTTTGAATGCTTCGATATTCGCTCCGATATAGGCAATCATCTGTCCCTGCAGCGGAGCGGAGATTTTTTCCGGGTGCCAGAACTTCACCCGGCCCGCGGGAAAACAGACGGCGGCGGCGTGCTTTAACAGAAGCTGCCCCCATTTGGTTTCCGTCGCGTTGTTGACCAGCGCCACCGCCTGGGTGACTTCGCCGGCAATAACGTGATTGACCAGCTTTTCGATGAATTTCTGGATATAGGGCTGGGCGTAGGGCGGATTCATGAACACCCGGCCGCGCCAGTCGTGGTTAAGGCCGTCATTTTCCCGGCTGAAGAACTCTGATGCCTTGACTATTTTGTTGGCCTCGGCACATGACGCCGGGTCGAGGTCGATGCCGCCCATAACGTTCCGGGCGCGTTCGATATATTCTTCCGGCGTATACCATTCGTTGTCGCCGGAATTCTGTGCGACGTGGGCAACTTCACGCATCGCCCCGGATGAAGTGAGCGTGCCGTCGATAACCTTTTCGACTAAATCCGGCCTTTCGCGCTGGAGCCGTTCCATGCGCTCAACGGCGCCTCGGTTGGTGTTGCTTGCCATCGCGAGTTCATTGCTGCTCCGGTTTGGGCTATGCTCGGAAGTCGTGCCACAACTTGTGGCACGACCCGACAGTTTGCTGGCTAACGACTCACCGCGCGATATGTTTCCCTGTTCCCGGACGCGTCGTTTGATGGCTTCCCATTCCCCGGATTTTTCCGAACATTTTTTCCAGATCAGGTATCGCTGATCCTGGGTCAGATCGCGGCGTTCCCCATTCAGGCTCCAAACGTAAGTGTACGGATTGATGCTTTCCGGCAACTGCTCAACATAAGGTTCGACGCCTATATTCGAGCAGGCCAGATAACGGTTGCGCCCGTCGACGATTTCCTGCCCGATCGCCCTGATGGGTTCATGCTGGCCGTTGATCCTGATATCTTTTGCCAACTCTGTGAGACGGTCTTCAGGAAGCAGCGGGAATTGCCGTGCCGCCTCGTGGAATGTGTATTCTGTCATCTTTACTCCTTCAAAATGTTACGGTCGCGGTCAGAGTTGCCGCGGCGAACCAGTAAACGGTGTGCCGGATATCACCGTGCCAGCAGTAAACCACGGCAGCGGCAACGTCCATGGCGATCAAAATTACCGGGAAAAGTTGTTTTATTGTCATATTTTGCCTCAAAATGGGATGTAGTCATCATCGAAATCATCAGGTGAAAAAACATTGCGTCGTTCCTGTTCTGCGAGATCGTTCCAGCCGGGTTCAGGACAGTAATCCGGGAGTTCTCCCAGCTCGTAGTCCGCGATGCTGGGGAATTTTTCTCCAGCCACCGACTTGATGATTATTTTTGTCGGTTTTGCCAGGGCTCCATCGTCGGCTAAACGGACGGCTTCCTCCGCACTATTCGGCGGCGCAATTTTTGAACGCCGCTTCCACCAGGCTTCAAACTTTCGCCTTGCGTAGCCGCTGTGTTCCGGGCATACCCATTCGCTTTCATAGCGGTTGAAACCGGTGCAGTATTCGATCCGCATTGTTTTCGGCGCATCGTCAGGCGCACCTCGCTTGTGGTGGATGCTGTATTCAACGCCATGGACATCGTAATCGAAATAGCTGACTTGCCCGGAAAGCACGCCCGCGGATTCCGCACGAGCGGTGATGTTGCCTTTTTCCGGTGGCGGAAACTGATAGCCGCACTCAGGACAGGTCATATAAGCCGCATGGATAAGCGCCAGGCACTCCGGGCACTTTTTAGCCGGGGCTTCGCCATTGCCTGCTCCAGGTTCTTTAACCTGGATCATATCCACCGGCCCATGCCGCATGATGTTGCCGCCATAGTCTAAAACAAGGCAATCTTGCTTTCCCGGATGCAATCGTGTTCCTCTACCAACCATCTGTACGAGCAGCCCGGCTGAATTCGTCGGGCGCAATAACACAATGCAGTCGGTATTGGTCGCATCGAATCCGGTGGTCAGGACATTGACGTTCGCCAGGTATTTCAGCGGAGCTTTATTGCTGAAAAAATCAGCCGGGACTTCCTCCCCCTTGAACCTTGCGATAATTTCCGCGCGAAGTCCGGGCGAAGTCGAACCGGTAACGATTCCGCACTCCGTTCCGGAATATGCAGCAATTCTCTCCGCTACGTGCTTGCAGTGTTCCACGCTCGAGGTAAAGATCAGGACTGAATTGCGCTCCTGAGTCAGGCTGACGATCTCCCGGCAGGCGGCGTCCACCAGTTGCGAGTTATCCATGAGGCTTTCAACCTCGGACGAAATAAACTCGCCGCCTCGAACGTGCAGACCGTCAAAGCTCACCGCCGCTCTTCCCGCCCTGGAAACCAGCGGTGATAGATATCCCTGCGCGATCATTTCCTTGAGCCCGGCTTCATAGCAGATATGGTTGAGGAGATTCTCCGGCTTGCAGATCAGCCCGCCCTTCATCCGAAACGGCGTCGCAGTCAGGCCAACTATCCGCAAATTGGGATTAACCACTTTGGCATCGGCTAAGAAGGTTCGATACATCCCTTCGCCGTCCGGGGCAATAAGGTGGGCTTCGTCGACGATAACCAGGTCAAACGGTCCGAGTTCGCAGGCCCGGGTGTAAACCGACTGGATTCCGGCGACGATCACCGCGTGATCGGTGTCGCGGCTGTTGAGCCCCGCCGAGTACACCCCGACGTCAAGCTCCGGGCAAAGCGCGGAAATCTTATCGGCATTCTGCTCTAAAAGCTCCTTGACGTGCGCCAGGATCAGCACCCGCCCAGACCATTTTTGCACAGCATCGGAAACTATCTGAGCTATCACCAAGGATTTTCCCGCTCCTGTAGGACAAACCACACACGGGTTGTCATCGCGTGTTCTTAAATGTTCATAAACCGCCTCGACCGCCTCTTTTTGATAAGGTCTCAGCTCAAACATCAGGCGCCGCGCAGCTCCAGCCCGGCTTCGATAAGCAGCCGTTTTATTTCATTAATAAACATCTCAAAAGCCATAAGCGGCAGTTTCAACTTGGCGCGGGCGGCGTTCAGATTGAGCCCGGCCATCAGTAAATAACAGATTTCGCGCATAACCGGATCGGTGATATTCTCGACGACTTTTCTGGTAATAATTATCTTTCTGCATCTGCATTGCATAATTCTTCTATCCTTATATAAAGCATGCCGTCAGGCGGCAGCGGTTCGTGTTTTTCAGCGGTAATCCTCACTATCTGGCTGTCATCGTGATATGCCCCGGCGTGCTGCAGCGAATCAAGGCAACATTTCATTAAATTGTCAAGATCGCGACGCCTCCGGTCAGGCGGATAGGCTTCAAGAAAAAGCTCTATATCGCCGTTCAGGGCTTCGATCCCGCAGGATCGGAGACGCGCAACCACGATTTCGCGGTATTTGCGTCCGGCCCTGCTGATCAAAACACGGGGGCCGACATGCCGATAGTAGTGATTCACACTCGGAGGATACGGCAGTTCGAACTCCATCTTATTAGCGTTTCCACGGGGCTGACTGCTGCTGCGTCTGCGATGGAGCTGCCGCGCTCGCTTTAGCTGCGTAGCCTTTGATTTCATTGCTTATTTCATCGGAATCATCCCGCTTTTTACACTTGACGTTGATTTCAAGCGGCAGGTTGTGGAGGTCAACCGAATCATTCGGCGTCATCACGTTGACCGCCCGGCAGATAGCCGAAAGCTCGCTCCTCGCGATCTTCACCGCGTCGGCGTTCGGGTTGTCGATATTGAGACGAGCCCATACCTTGCGGCCTTTATATTCGCCTTCGGTAATTTCGAAGGTCAGTTCGAGATAATTTCCGTTGCCAGACTTGGTTTGTTTCATTTCCGAATCGACGATAACCGCGATGTATTTTCCCGCGGGAACGGCTTCAAAAGCCACGCTCGGTTCGACTTCATGGGCGTTAAAATTAAGAGTTGCCATAGTTATTTTTCTCCTTTAGTTTGTTTGTTAATTTTGAAGACCTTGCGGTCCTTAAATTCTTGTTTTTTTCCGTGATTCCAGTTTTCAACCGGCCTGAAATAGCCGACAACTCTGCTGTAGATTTCGGTTTTCGCTCCGCATTTAGCCATAACCTTCCTCCAGTTCAGGGAGTTCTTTAAGCTCAATAGCAGGATATCGGCTGACGATTTTCCCGGTCTCGGAATCGGTTTTTGTCAGCCTCATCGCGTAATGCCGTTTGCCGTAATAATCATTGAGGCGTTTGAGGTCGCGGAGGGCGTCCTTTCTGAAATGGTAAACGACGCTGATGATCCGGCGCGATTTGCGCCGGTAAATAACCCAACTGCGCCGGATCATTTTTCCGCTCCCTCATTTGCCATCGCCGCCATCAGCGCGTTCCAGGACAAGGGCAGTTCGGCTGGCAGTTTAAAGCGGTTCTTCGCCACGCAGGCCGGGCCGCCGACCGTCCGCAATATTCGTTCGCCGCCATCGGCTCCAAGGGGCGCTGCGATAGTGCGTTCCCGGTTGAACCCGGCGTCTTCCTTTTGCGTCCTGAACTTGCGGGTCGCGAATAAAACCGCGTCCACCCATTCGGAAATCAGGGCGTTGGCGTGTTTATGCAGCCTTGGCGAATAGCGGTCGTAGGCGGCGGATTCCGGGTCTTCGAACTTTTCGATTTTTGAATGGGCAATCAGGATCGAGGCCATGCCTTTTTCGTTCCGCAACGCATCTAGCGAGGCCAGAATTTTGCGCCAGTAACCAAGCGCATGGACATATCCTCTGGCATAGCCGCCGTCGGCTTTTTCGATACTCCGTACCCCATATTCGCGGCAGACTTCATCGAAGATCAGACGTTCCAGCCAATCGAGACTGTCGATAGCTACTGTCTGAAAATCATGCTGTTCCTGATATAAGGCGTTCAGCGCCTCCATTACTTCGGAAAAACTGTTCGCCAGCGGAAAGCGATGACAGTCGATTTCGCTTAAGCCGTCTTCGGTCGGAATAAAAATCGCATTCGGCGCGGAAGCGGCAAGGGAACTCTTTCCGATTCCCTCGACTCCGTAAAATTCGATTCGCGGTGGCATGGATTCTTTACCCGATTTTACATTTTCAAGCAGACTCATAGTTTTTTCTCCCTGGGGTTAGTTGGTTGCCAATTCAAGCTGCAGACTTTTGACAAGTTTACGGATTTGAATCGTATTCATTTTTGAATAGATTTTTGCCATCATTGTATGGATGATTTCCGCATCCGGGTCTGGCTTGTTGCGCTCAATTTGTTTGCGTAGTGGTCTCATAGCCTCTTCGAAAGCGCGGTTGATGGAGTAATCTCCCTTGCTTAAAGCCTCTTTTATACGGTCATTTCCGTATTGAGATATTGCCCTGAGTTTTTCAACATTCCGGCAGGAGATGCCAAGCGTCTCGGCCAGAAACATGGCGGTTTTTCCACGCTTATGCGAACTGTCTGTACTGTGTCTGCCTCTTCTGGGGCGAAAGAGTTTCTGTACGCAGCATAGCAATTCGGCGTTGGTCAAGTTCCGCCGGCTGCTTTGCGAACGAATTGCGTAATCTATGGCATCTTCCTCATCCTTGAAGTTGTGGCAGACAATCGGCACAGTGTCCAATCCGGCAGCGAATGCCGCTTTAAGCCTGGAGTGACCGTCTACCACGGTCATATTGTTGTTTCCCCATACGATAATCGGATGCGCGATGTCAAAACCGTTGAGGTTCATATCATCGACAATGTCCGACAGAACTTGCTCATGTATGGGGAACAAGTCTTTAAAAGGCTCGGCTGTACGCAAAGCCCATACGGATACCTGGATTTGTGGCGACTCGGTTAATTCAAAACAGTCATTCATTTTCAGATTCTCCATGAAGCAGGTTAATGATTATGTACACGTTATTACTCATAGTCAGACTCCTTGTTGGTTTTCGGGTTCTGTTTTTTCGAGTTCTTTGTTTAGCACGTCGGCGATATATCGCAGTTGTTCGCGGTCAAAACGTTTTATGGTGAGATTGCAGAAATCATCCAGGACTTTTCGGCTGATTTCGAACGGCTCGTTCTCGTCGCGCCTGGCTCCGACCGTCCGGTTGTAGGCGGAATTGACCGTCATACGGCCGGTTTTGACCATTCGTTTGATTTCGTCATTAGCGTTGTCCATGACGGTGCGGATTTGCTCAACTTTTCTGGCGGATACTCCGAGCAAATCAGCGGTTTTCTGAGACGATCTGCCTAACCTTGCGCAATCTTGCGCAAGGTTCTCGTCAATATCTGAGCGATATCCCGACGGCATTCTCTTATCCAACTCAACTACACACGCAACCAGATCACTGTCAGAGAGGTTTCGCCGGTTTTTCTGGCAGGCAATGGCGTATTTCAAGGCCTCTTCCTCGTCAGAAAAGGCTTTGAGAATTACCGGTATCTGGTAGATGTCCGCTTTCTTTGCGGCGGTCAGCCGGGTATGCCCGTCGATGACCACGTTGCCGTGATCCTTCCATAAGACCAGCGGCTGGCTGTTGTCGTAGCCGTTCCTGCGCATATCCCAGACTATGTCGTCCAGGACGCGTTTCCTGACCGGAAAAAGGTCGCAGAAAGGCGAGGCAGTTTTGATATCGTCTATATACATATTGCCTCCTGGGGATTATCGGTTGAAGGAAAGCAGCCGGGTTTCTTCGTAGCCGGTCGGCCAGAGGTTTTCGGCACGGCAGCACTTCAGGCGTTCGATGGCAGCGGTGTTTTCGGATTCGGCATAGCTAAGGGTGTCACCTGAAATACGCCAGACGCCGCAGCGGAACGGCTCCTGTTTTTCAACGGCGATCAGATGGAACGGATAGCCGATTCCGGAAGCTTCCCGCAGGACAGCGCGGTAAAACGCCGCTTGATGGAGATACTGGAAACGTCTCGCGTCAAATTCGAAATAGTCGAGATTGTCGCAGGTCTTGAGGTCGATAATGCCGAATTCGGAATTGAAAAAATCCATGCGAATCTGGCAAGGCATTCCTCTGTATTCGGTGCGAACCACACCTTCGGCAATACCATCCTGAAGTAACTCGGCCGCGCCGTTGTGCAGCCAGACGGCTATCTGCAACCGCTTGATGAAATCAAAGTCACTCGAAGAGATAACCGGTTTATTCTGTGTCTCAAGCCAGGACTGGTACGCCTGGGTGTTTTTCCCGTAAGGCTTGCCGGTGTTCGGATTCACCGGTTCGCCGACGGTATATTCGGCATTGAATTTATCCATGCCTTCCAGCGTCAGTGTGTGCGTGGCTCGGCCGATGACATAAGCCGGACGGTCTTCGTCTATAATTACCCCGGTCTCTTTTTTGTGATAGAGCTCCGGGCATCTGCGAAAATCAGCCAGTGCATGGCTGGATAAAAATTTATTTCTTTTAGCATGGTATTCTTCGGCAGGTTCTGTGATTATGAAGTCGTATTTTTGCAAAATAATAGTCCCTTTGTTATTGTTATTTTTCCCCCGCGTCCGTAGCACGTAGTGCGGAGCATGAAGTGGCATCATCGCTGTCAGTCGTCTGACCGGCACGTTGCCGTCTCTACTCGGTACATACGAGCTGAGAGCGAAATCTTGTCCCGTTAAACTGGGGATGGAAGCGTTTTTGAAGGAAATTTCTCATCGAATCCTGCTTGCAGAAAGATTTTTTTCAGCGCTTGCAGCTTGCGGAAAAATGCGGAACGGGAGTCTGGAGAGTATTCCAGCGCCTCATTTCTGTCATAGTATTTTAAGACTTGGCAGAATTTCTGTAAGTCCGGCGACAGCCGTTCCAAAATCAGGGTAACGTCCAGGATCAGGAGCGGATCGGAGTTCTGTTCAGATTCGAGTGTTTCGATTTTCTCGATAACCCCGATATCCGGCAGGGTTATGGTCTGGTTCAGGGAGTCGCGGCATCGGCGCCAGTCGCGGCATTCCGCCTGGCGCTGCTTGATCAGGTCGAGGACTTTGCTTTCGATCACTCTGGCGATAAAGGTGCTTCCTTTGCCTTTCTCCGAATCGAAATTTTCCTGCCGTTTATAAAGTTCCAGAAACAGTTCCTGTTGAATGTCCGGAATATCGTGTTCGGTGAAACCAAACAGCCCGATAAGCAGCCTGGCCCGGCGTCGGATGATTTTTTTCGCCAGAGAAAATAATTCCGGCCCGAAGAGGTTATGAGACGCGTGTGTACCCATTGAATTTTCCTTCTTTTAAAGGTTGCAGGATGTGCCGTGCCGGCCGTTTTTGACCGAAAGGGGAAGCACATCCCTTCAATGGTTATAAGGAGCGACATTTCATGTCGTATTTGACGACATTTTATGTCGTATCGAATTTTTTACAAAAAAAATGCCGAATTAACGCTGTTTTAGCGTCAATCCGGCAACAAAATAAAAAAAGTTATAAATCCCAATGAAAAAGACGATCCGGCAAATATCCCGGATGCTGTCCATATTTAATTGTTTCTGTTAAATGTTCGGCAAGGACTTTGTCGTGTTTTTTAATTCTGTCAATGGTGTAAACAACCATACGCCTGAATGCGTCAACCAGTTTTCTCTTTGGATTTGTAAATGATTTCTTTTGTCCCATGGCACTAACAACTTCATCAATTTTATTATATAAAATATTTAAATCTTGTTCCAGTTGCTCTGCTGTGGTATTATCGCCTGTGGATTTGGCCGTCTCAAGATCATGCCTGATTTTCTCTGTCTCCTCCTTGTATTGTCGAAGCGCGTGATCATCAGCAATATTGTCGTAGTCTGCAGACGGAATTTCTCTTAATGAATACCCTTCTTTCAGATTTTCATTATACATAATAATTTCTACTGATCCTCCATAAATCTCATACATAACTGCAGATATAGGCGTCATCATATTCGGCTTCTCAAGCAGATATTGAATGTATCTTGCCCCTGTATCGACACCTGTCAGTAAAAACTTTTCTCCCCCGTTATACCTTACCTCCCACGCATCGCCGCATTTGCGGAAGATGTTTTCCGGCTCGGGCTCCGGTTCCGATGCCACTGGTGTTACCAGTTGAGGCAGATTGCATTCACGGATCAACTCGAATTCCGTTTGTGCGTTGAAGTCGAGGACTTCATTCAGCGGTACGAACGCCGAGCCCATATCGTTTAACACTTTTTCGCTGGTACTGTGAATAATTTTCCTGGCGGTCACCAAGAGAATATACGGTTTGCGTTCTTCACAGTTAAGCCGGTAGATCAGGTCCATGATCTCGTGGTTCCAGACTTTCAAAGTCAGATATACCGTTGCCGATTTGCCGCCGGGAATCGGAATCACACCCAGCTTCCAGGTGTCTTCTTCTTTGCCGAACTCCTCGAGGTGCGGGATGATTTTGAGTATTTTCGTTATTTCCGGCAGTAAACCGCTGGCTTTGACAGTAAAAAACAGCGCGTCGGCTTTTTCAATCGTATAATCCTTCCGCATCCGTTCCCGGCACACCGCTTCATATTTGCCTTCGAACTCGCAGACTTTGCGAAAACCGCAGGACAGATTGCACTGGTCAGGACATGTGATTAGGTTGGCCATCTTTCCGGTCGGGGTAAGATATTGACGCTGCAACTTGTCAAAATCAAGGTTATCTCCCAGCATCAGCCGCCAGTCGGCCAGCGCCGCTTCGGCTTTCAGGCGCTTGCTGATAAAAGTCCAGAAATTATTGTCGTTGTCCATGTTTAAAACCTCTTTTTGTAAGCCATTCTTCGATTCTGCGGCCGTCATCATCATATTTGAATTCCGCCAGGTTTCCGGCCTTGATCTTTACCATTCGTTCCGCCTGGGAATCCGTGAATTTTATCCGGAACTTCGCGCTGATGATCTTCGCATTTCCCAGCAGTTCCAGCTTAAAACCTTTGATTACTTGGATCGCCAGCTCGCCATGGATGGCGGCGATTTCACCTTTAACGGTGGCGAATTTGCATTGCACCAGAGTAACGGATTCCATACCTGCGACTTCTTTACATTCCAGCGCTTTTTCGCCGTCCTTCATCAAAGGTTCCAGCGTAAAAACATCCTTGCCGCTGAAAAACTCCCGGTCGCCGTAAAACACATAGCCGAACATGGTCCGGTAAGCCTCAACGATCCATGGCGCTTTGCGGTAGATCGTCAGCCGGATTTCCGAAACTTTCGGACGCAATACCGCGATATCGAAGCGTTCCGGACGGTAGTAGATGCAGTCAGTGTCGCCTTCAGGAGTGATCGAGCTGTCGCGGGTAAGCGGTTCACCTTTGCGCAGCAGAAAACAGTATTCGTCCGGTTCCTCGAAGACGACGATCCTGACCGTGCGGCCCCGGCGTTTCCGGCTGAAAATCCGATTCAGTAGCCGGGCGAGTTTCTGCCGCAGATTGCGGCTCGGGGAAGCCATTTGCGGTTTGCCTATGGACTCGCCGTAAAAATATACGAATGACCTCGGCGCTTTGCCGCTGAATTTGGCGTGAAGCTGTTCCAGTTTTCGCGGTTCGTTCAACCAGAGCAACAAAGCCAGGTCAGTGGCAGAGGCGTTATCGCCAAGTTTAGCTGAATACGTTTTATCTCCAACCACATCCTGCAGCAGATCGAAATTGCGGTCGGCTGACATTTCATCGATCAAGGCCAGGGCATCGAACATGGCGGGATCGATTTTACCTGTCGGTGAAGCCAACTGTCGTCCCAGTTTATCATAATCGATGGTTTCGGCATCTTTCATGTCGACATTGAATTCCGAGAAGCGGTGTAGAAACGCCAGCAGCAGTTCCGGCGCGACCTGACGTAAGAATTCCGGCTTTGCAAACCGGCGTAGATTATAAATTTTCAT